GACTGAGCGACTTCTACATGAAGTCCCAGACCCGCGATAAGCGGATATCCACCGAGAAGAAGCGCCTTTGGAAGTTCTACAAGGATCTCACGGGATCTCGGAGAGCATTGTCCATGAAGCTGGTCGATAGAGCGGCCGCGCAGCTGGTCATGATCGAGGACCTCGAGGCGTACATCCAGGAGAACGGGTACACCGAGGAATACCAGAACGGAGAGAACCAGTCGGGCAAGAAGCAGAGCTCGGAGATGCAGACCTACCTCACGCTGAGCCAGCGGTACAACGCGACCATCAAGCAGCTCGACGATATGCTGCCGCCGACGGCGTGCGCCACGGCCAACGACGCGCTCGAGGAGTGGAAGAAGAATCGAGGCGCCTGACGCATGGAGAAGCCGAACTGGATTCTCGAATACTGGCGGGAGATCGAGAGCGGCCGCGCAATCGTCTCCGCTCGAGTGAGGAAGGTCTACGGACGACTGGCCAACGAAATCACGTCTCCGGATCCGGAGAGTCTGTGGCGCTTCGACGTCGGGAAGGCGAACGACCCGATCGAGTTCATCCAATTGTTTTGCCGTCAGTCCCACGGCGAGTGGATCGGCAGACCGCTGCAGCTCGGATTGTTTCAGAAGGCCTACATCTCGGCGCTCTTCGGATTCGTCGGGAAGGTCGATGGAATGCGTCGGTACAACGAGACGCTCTTCGTCATCGGCCGCAAGAACGGAAAGAGCACGCTGGCTTCCGGCCTCGCGGCCTACATGCTGATCGCCGACGGAGAGGGCGGCGCGGAGATCTACTCGGTCGCCACGAAGAAGGACCAGGCGCGGATCGTCTTCAAGGAGTCCGTGAACATGGTCCGTCAGTCCCCCGATTTGTCGCGACGGATCAAGAAGCACCGGCAGGACCTGGCTTACGAGGCGACATTCTCGAAGTTCGAAGCTCTGGCCAGCGACAGTAACACTCTGGACGGACTCAACACGCACCTCTGCATCATGGACGAGCTACACGCCATCAAGGACCGCAGCCTGTACGAGGTCATGATGCAGAGCATGAGCGCCCGGCGCCAGCCGCTACTCATGATGATCACGACGGCCGGCACGATCCGCGAGTGCATCTACGACGAGATGTACGAATACGGGTGCCGGGTCGCCGACGGCGAGATCGAGGATGAAGCGTTCCTCCCGATCATCTACGAACTGGACCGACGCGAGGAGTGGACGGATCCGGCGTGCTGGATGAAGGCCAACCCAGGACTCGGGACCATCAAGAAGCTGAAGGACCTGCAGCAGAAGGTAGCCAGGGCGAAGAACAACCCGACCGGCCTGCCGGGCGTCCTGACCAAGGACTTCAACGTCCGCGAGACGTCGTCGGAGGCGTGGCTGACCTACGACCAGATCAAGAACCCGGCCACGTTCGACCTGGAGAAGTTCCGCGGGATGTACGCCGTCGGAGGCGCCGACCTGTCGAGCACGACGGACCTGAGCTGCGTGACGCTGATTGTGATGCGCCGCGACGATCCGGTCAAGTACGTCGTGCAGCACTACTTCATGCCGGAAGAGACCCTCGAGATGCGCATACGGGAGGACGGACGAGTCCCCTACGATCTGTGGAATCAGCAGGGGCTCCTCACGCTGTGCCCCGGCAACAAGGTTCGGTTCAGCGACCTCACCGACTGGTTCTGGAAGCTGCACAAGACCCACGGCATCCACCCGATGAAGATCCATTACGATCCGTGGAGCTCGCAATACTGGATCGACGAGATGATCGAGCGCTTCGGCGACGACGTCATTTCGGATGGAAAGCAGGGGCGCAAGCCATCGACGGGCGTCCGGCAGGGATCGCGCACGCTCTCGCAGCCGATGAAGGAGCTGGGGGCGGATCTCTGCAGCAAGCTCATCAACTACAGCGACAGCCCGATCCTAACCTGGAACCTGACGAATGTGGCCGTCAAGACGGACGTGAACGGAAACATCCAGCCCGTGAAGATCCATCAGCGGATGCGTATCGACGGTGCGGTCTCGCTGCTGATCGCGTATACCGGGCTGCTCGAGAACTGGCAGGAATATCGGCAATACCTGAAGGCGGGGTGATCGATTGGCAACCGTAAAGCGTGGACTCCTCGAGAAGATCTTCCCTGGCAAGAAGATCCCGCTGGGGCAGACCCAGATCTACAGGACCCTCTCTCAGTACGAACCCATCTTCAGCAGCTTCGGCAACAACGCCTACTACATGGACACCGTCCGGAAGGCCGTGGATACAATCGCTCGGCACGGCGCGAAGTTGCATCCCCGGCACGTCCGCAGATCCGCGAAGGGGATCATCCTTCCGGAGTCCAACCTGGACTACCTGCTCGCGATCCGGCCGAACCCGTTCATGAGCGGGTTCGAGTTCCGGTACAAGATGCTGACCGGACTGCTCATGGACAACAACGCATTCGCGTATCCGCAGCTCGACCCGGTGACGGGCGAACTGCTCGCGATCTACCCGGTCCCGGCGATCCTCGCGGAGATCTTCGAGGGCAAGGACAACGAGATGCTGGTCCGGTTCAGCTTCTCGAGCGGAGCGCGGATCGTGCTGCCGTACGACGAAGTGATCCATCTCAGGAGGCACTTCTACAAGAACGACATCTGGGGCGACCGGAACTCTCCCGCGCTGCTCCCGGTCCTCGAGCTGGCCAACACGATCAACCAGGGCATCGCGAACACGATCAAGGTCATGTTCAACCTCCGCGGGATCCTGAAGTACAACGCGATCGGCGACGACGAGGAGATCAAGAAGAATCGAGACCAGTTCATCGCGACCTATGCCGACATGTCGAAGGCCGGCGGGCTCGCGTCCATGGACAAGAAGATGGACTTCCAGGAAGTCACCCAGCAGCCGGTGTCGCCGACGACCGACCTCGTGAAGTTCATCGAATCGAAGGTCTACAGCTACTTCGGCATCAACGCGAAGATCGTGGATGGCAGCTACACAGCCGACGAGGGCATGGCGTTTTTCAAGGGCGTCCTTGAACCGCTGAGTCTCCAGCTGTCGCAGGAGTTCACGTACAAGCTCTTCTCCCCACGGGAGCGCGGATTCGGGAATGAGATCGTCTTCGAGTGCAGCCGGATCCAGTTCATGGGCGAGAAGGACAAGACGGAACTCCTGAAGCAGGCCGGCCCCCTCGGGCTCTTCCGGATCAACGAGATGCGCGAATGGTTCGGCTATGGGCCGGTGCCCGGCGGCGAGAAGCGCGTCCAGACCCTGAACGTCGTCAATGCCGACAAGGCGGACAAGTACCAGGGCGTCGGGAACGACGACAAGGACCCCGACGAAGAGGACGACGTCGCCGATCCGAAGGCCAAGGACAAGGGGAAGAAGGAAGGAGACGAGAATGGCGATGGAGACTCCACAGACCCGGCGGAAGGAAACGACGCCTAGGATGCAGTTTCAGATCCGCGCGGCGCAGCTCGAAGGAACTCCCGACGAAGGGAAGATGATCCTCGAGGGGCGCGCGATCGTGCTGGACCAGTCGACCGTGCTCTTCAACTACGACGGCATCGACTACTCCGAGATCATCGACAAGGGCGCGCTGGCCGGGGCGGACATGAAGGACGTCTGCTTCAAGTACAACCACAGCGACCACATCATGATCATGGCCAGGACCCGGAACAAGACCCTGACCCTGACTCCGGGCCCCGAAGGCCTCGACATCCGGGCCGAGCTGGCCGACACGACCGCCGGCTGCGATCTCTACAAGCTCGTGAAGCGCGGAGACATCGACCGCATGAGCTTCGCGTTCACCGTCCTCGAGGAGAGCTACAACCAGGAGACGCACACGTGGCGGATCCTGAAGATCAAGCGGATCTACGACGTCGCCGCCGTGGACATCCCCGCATACGACAGCACGAGCATTTCGGCAAGGAGCGACCGCGAGATGGAGATCGAGCGGATGCGGTCCCTGGATAGGGACGTCCGGCGCCGGAGGCTGATTCTGATGGCAAGACTCTGAAGCAAACGAAGGGAGACCAACGACATGAAGCTGCTCCGTGACATCCTGGCCAGAAAGGCCGAAATCAAGACTCGCCTCGAGAAGAACGATCCCGCCCTCACCGACGAAGAGCTGGGCACGCTCGACACCGAGCTCCGCCAGCTCGAGGCCGACGAGCTCAAGGTCCGCACCGAGGGCCTGCTCGAGCG